GGAAAAAACTTAAATATAGCGTGTTGCGCACCATCTTGGATGGTTTGTGTTGCTACTGCATCAGCCATTATTTACCCCCTTATGCGTCAGCAAATGGAGTTACTATAGTTCCTGATCCAAGAATAAGTCCTTCGACAGCATACTTAGCAGAAGCCATTGCAGTTACCTTTACGATACTGCCAGCTAATCCGCCTTTAGTGCTTCCGTTCATAGTAATAACATCATTGCTTGAGCCAGAAATAAAGGTTTTACCTGTTGCATCATCTACGCCAGTATATAGACCGCCAACGAACTTATCTGTGCCATCGGTCAATATGTCCATGTCTGTCGCTGCTGTAACAACTATAAATGTAAAAGTAGCGCCCAAATTATTAGTTTGATTTGGATCGTCATCTGCATCTGGTGCAGTCACAACAATAGAAGGCAAAGTAAATTTGCCATCTGCATCATTTGTTATTAAAACTTTACCAGCGTGAGCCGCAACTGTAAGTGTTGTATCAGCAGTTAAACTAACTACGTTAGCGTTTCCTGCTGAAATAAAACCAGCCAATGATTGAACTGGTCCTGAAAAGGTTGATTTTGCCATAATTTCCTCCGTTGGAAATAAGTCCTACTGTCTTGGCAAGTCTGCTAGGTCAGTCTGTAGGACAAGTTTACCCTAGATAAGGTTGATGTGGGTTGAGTAAGAAACCCCCACATCACAGGTTCCATAACAAAAATTAAGCTCCTGAAGTTCCGTAAGCACCAAGCGGATCAGACACACCGAAGCTGTATCTTTCTCTTGACTTGTATCTTACATTACCAGTATCAAAATCGCCGTCCATGCTCGTTTCCATAGAAGTTCTAACAAAATGTTTGAACCCATTTGGAACGTCAGTCATTAAGAACCATGCATCAGTATCGGTTAGATAATGATTCACGGCATAACCACCGGGAACAACGCCCATTGATTTAATCGCATTAATATCATTGTCAGCAGTACCCACTCTGAGATCAGACTGTAGTATCCGTTGAGCAACAAACATCAAGTTAGGCGGTATAATCAATTTACTTGGTTTAGCTGCAATCAGCAAACCACGCTCATCTGTCCAACCAGCGATTGTTATAATGGCGGCTTCTAGTGAAGTCTCATTAAGATCAGCATCGGTTGAAGGTTTGTTAGCGTTTGTTCCACCAGAAACAAGAGGGTGAGAGGTGCTGAATAAATCAACGCCATCACCAGTGTCATAGTCGCCAAACCCTTTGTTCAAAGGATAAGCGGCTTTAACTTGTTTCGTGTAAGCCATAGCTCTGGCAAGTGCTTTCGTGTAGCGAGCAGAAAGAGAATCATAAAGATTATCTTCCATTGCTTCTTCAGTAATCGCAAATCCCATTGCAATGGTTTCGTGGTTGTAACGAGCTGTAAAAGATTCTTGTGCGTTATCATAACTGATAGCGGAACCTTCATCTTTTACTGGAGCAGCATTAAAGCCACTTAACTTGACTTCTTCTTCAAACGATCTGTCTGATGATTCTGTCTCGTATATCTCTTCATGCTCATTTTCATATTTGCTGTACTCTAATCCGAACAATGCATTCAAACCGGGCAAAAGTTCTTTCAGCAGTTGTGCTCTTGAAATAGCCATTTACTAAACTCCTTATATTCCAGTTGTATTGTCCATGAGGTGTCCAGCATTAAACTTGACGATAACATCCGTGTAACTATCACCAACTGCCGAGTTCGGTCCATCGACAAACTCGATGATACGAACTGGTAGTGTAGCGGTTGTAGCTGCGGTAGATATATCGACTGCGTTTTTGCTAGTACCTATAGAGGTTGAGCCTGCTGTTTGAATAAGCGCACAATTAGTTCCCAATACAGCTTGAGCGGCAGAGCCGTCACATTGCATTTGGAAAGTAATATCTGGGTCATCCATAACATAGGCTACAGCATCAGAAGCAGCAGTAGAAGCGGGCCATTGTTGATTATAGGTCTTTTGATTAGTACTTGGATCGGTGTAAGCACATCCGACAAAAATACCAATTGGAGTTAAAGAAGTAGTACCAGTATCTTTTTCGACAGTACCGGCAGTAACTAACTTAACAAAGTCGCCATAAAAAATAGCAGTGCCATAAGCACTTGCAATTTTATAGTGACGAACTTTTCCACTAAAAGAGCCATTACAACTAAGTCCAGCTTGTGGCATAGCACCGTAAGGTGTTGCACTACTAGGCATATAATACTCCCTATTACATCACAAAGTTAAATTGTATAACCCCATGAAATAAAATTATTTCTTGGAGTTACTCCCGAAAGTAACCCTTGTTTGCCTTTCTGGTTGAAGAACAGGCATTCTTGGGTCATTCTCTCTAAGATAATTACTATCAATTCCACTCATTTGTTGATCAGCCATATCTTCGTAGTATTTCCTACGCTCTTTGACCATCTCCACTGGAGCTTTACATAGTAATAATCCACCAACTTCAATTGCACCTTCCTGCCCCCAGCGAGAGCCTTCGTCTGAAAGTATTTTCAAACTAGGTTGTGTCTCCGCTTTGACGACCTCCCAGCCTTCTCTGAACTTGCTGGAAACATTAGTGTTATCTGGACTACCAATCATGCTGGTTCTTATCCATCTAAACACCCATCCTTCCTCCGGTTCGGGGTCGGGCAGTACATTTGGTGGTGACCAAGACTTTTTTCGTTCTGTGGTTTTTCGATTATACTCCTCTCTTGGAGTGCGCTCTTCAGACATATAAATATCCTCTAGTTATTTGCAGACATATCCTTAACCAATTGGTTAGCATATTGTTCTGGAGTTACCCCAAGACGCTTTGCGAGGGCGACTTGAGTTGCTGTAAGCTGTATTTTGCGTGGTTTTGCACCATTATTGCGTGTAGCAGGTGCGACCACGGAACTTTGGGAATTAGAGCTTACAGCCTCTTTTTCTTCTTTATTCCCAAAGAAATCTGGAAAAACTTGTTTCATTCTTTCATCTATTTTTTCATAGTATTCATCAGAACGAGGATCAAGGTTTTCTTCTCTGACTAATTTTTCATGCACACCATAAGCAAAACTGGTCATTTCAGCATCATTACCAAACCATTGGTTCTTTGCTTGCCAAGAAATTGCCTTATCATCAGGTCTTGGTGGCATTTGTTGTTGAGGAACAAATTGTTCTTGTTGTTCAGGAACAAATGTTTCCTCTGGAATTTGAGCGTTGAATTGTTCGGCACTTGCCGCATCCATCGTTGCTCTTGTTAAGGCTTCTTGAGCGGCAACCATTTCCTCTGTATTGCCCTGTTCATAAGCCTCTTTGTATTTTTGTTGGGCAGCTATTTTAGCAAATGCTGCTCGTTCTTCAGCTTGTTTCCCTAAATACTGCTGTCCATCTGAAACCAATCGATTTAAACGATCATTTTCAGCTTTAACTCTTTGTGCATAGACAATTGCCTCATCTCGAAGTTTTGAGGCTTGTTCCTTTTGTCGCCTTTCTTCGTGATGCTTGGCGGTCAATTGATCAATTCTTTTCTGAACACCTTTGTCAACATTAAGAATTTCCTCATCAACAGCTTTATCATCTTTAACATCTTCGGCAAAAACCTTTTCTTTCTTCTCTGGTTTAGCCTCTGCATCGTCAATAATTTCAATATCAATTTCACCTTCGGGTTCAACCACTTCATCTGGCTTTGAGCCAATCTTTGATTTCACGCCTAAGAACTTTTCTTCTGTACTCATGGTTGAGTTTTCGTTTGCATCGCTCATACTTTTTCTATCCCTCTGGGATCATCAACCACTGCTTCGACATTATCATCATTGATGATGCGAAATTCTTTCCCATAAATCTTAATACGAGTGCCACTAAATGATCGAAACACAACAAAATCGCCTTCTTTACACCAAGGTCCAGTTGGGAATCGGGTTTCATCTTTGTAACAATCCGGACCCATTTTTAAGACAAAACCTGTAATCGTGGAGATTTCTTCATAGCGGATTGTTTCTTCCGCCTTGATGATACCACCTTCGGTCTTTTCTTCTTTTTCTGGGATTGCTATTAGGATTCTATATCCTGTGGGTTCGGGCAACTGTGTTGCCTCTTGCTTTTCTTTCTCTATATCGAGAGCAGTTTCCATGACCACCTCTTTGCACGGAATTATAAAAGGTTTCCGAGTTACCTTGCGGCATTATGCCGTTTTTAGAGTCGTTCTAATTCCTGAATAATATCCAAGAGTTCACGCTCTGCGAGGGCTAACCCCTCGATTACACCAGATTGATGTTTATATTCATCAAAGCTAGTACAACTTCCTGTGGCGATATTATCTGCTCTATCGTTCATCAGATCACGCAATCTTGACTTAAATTTTTCAATCAGCGTGTCGCCTGTAAAATCTTCTCTAGCCATCATTATTATCAGATGTTATATCAGATGCAAGTTTAGATGCAATCTCTGCGGCTTTCTGAGCTTCTTCACTTTCAATCTTTTCGCCTTCGACTCTCGCATCAATAATATCACTAACCAATTTCTGTTCCATGCTGGATTCGGCAATCTTCTCTTGAGATCGAATCCGCTCAAGCTCAATAGCATCACGGCTTTGAGACTTCTGAGCATCAATCTGAGCATCCAACATATCGGCTTGAGCTTTACGTTGAACCTCAGCCTCCTTAATATCCAGTTCACGCATTTTAGCTTGAACCAGAGGGTCTTGCATTTGTTCTTGTATTCTTTGAGCTTCCGCTTCTCTTTGATGTTTCTGTAACAATCTTTCCGCAGCATCAGCAACCATTGACGATAATCGTTTCTCAATATCTTGTGGTAAAGGCTCGCCCAACGGTGGAAGCTCGATACCCAATTCCTTCTCAATCTCATCACGATATTGAAACGCTAAATGTTCTCTTACATGAGACTCTAAAGATGCTTGCAATAATTGCATTCCCTGTGGATTGTTTGCGCCCATTTGAGCTAACTCTGGGTCTTGTATAGCGCTCATGTGAACCCTAATATGAGCCTCATGATCTTGGTATTCAAAGGCTTGAACTGGCTCACCATTCAACATACTCATGTTCTCACTCACTGGATCAGCAGGCTTAATGTCATCACCGAGAGGTATAATCTTATCAGCATCTCTAATGCCTAATGTATCGAGCATTTGTCGATGTAGCTCAGGTAAATTGTAAATCTGTGGCGATTGTTGTGCCAATTGTAATGCCGCTTGATACTGCATAATTCTCTGAGCCATCGTTGCCGAATTAGGATCAGAGACTGGTTGCACATCAATTCGATCATCAAAATCTTCTGTCTTAATATCTGCATCAGGCTCGACCTCATAGGGATAAGCTGGAGCAGTAAAGTCCTTAATTACATTAACCAGAATATTAAACTCTTGTTTCATTGAGGCATGAAGTCTGGATTGAATAGCGCTCATAACTTTCATGGCTCTTTCCAAAATAGCCAGAGTAGTTCCGACTGGTGCTTCCTGTTTCATGTCGGTTACATTCATATCCGATGCACTGGTAAATCTTCTGCCTTCTTCTACAATATTTCCTAATAACTGATACAGCGTTGCCGATGGTTCTTTGTAAGGCAGGAAAGTAATATTATCTCTGATTGCTCCACCGGGGATATCCACATCTCTAAACTCACCCGGCATTATTGGTGTGTCATCGCCTTTAATTCTAAGCCCTCTGGACTTCAAGCCACCCGGTAAATTCGACAATGTGCCTGCATCTACAAGCTGTCTGAGTAAAGAAGTAGCAGATTTTGCCAAGCCACCAATCAAATGCACCAATCCAAATCCATAAAAACCAATTCCGGGTAAGTATTGA